TGGACCTAAAGTCCACAGCTGATTGGGCCCCGACAATTCGCCCAAGGCTCGTAGAGAGCCCCCAGCCCGAGATCTAGTTCACAATAGGCAAGCCTATGAACCGGACGTCTCCAGGTCGCCAGGGACTTGCATGCTAACGCAAGATTACCTGTCGACTGGCTCTACTAACAGGTGAAGATCCCTGCTCTGGTTTGTACCTTATCGGCTTTGGGCATAGCTAACAGCCATCCCCCAGCCCGGAGGGCTAGCACCCCGCCCTGGTTGGAGCCCAACGGTACAGACTAACCTTCAGCACCACGAACTATTAAAGCTATGAACTTCAACAATTCGCAGTGGCTGTTATGGTTGAAAGGCGCTTTTCTTTGGTTTCCTCTCGCCGTAGTAGGTATTACTCTTAATGTATTTATTGCATCAAGTGTAATTGCCTTCTATTCATTCTCCGCATTCGGGGAGGCTCTTACTCTTCTCTCTCAAGAGGGATGGGATAAGATCCAAGTAATCCCGGCAAAATCGAAGACCTTCTTTAAGAAGATCTCTCTATTTAAGCCGAGATCAACCGATATACGGTGGATGACTTTGGGCGAGATGCGACCATTGATTCTGCGCCTAGCCCGTATCATTGGGGCTCAACCTGCACTGTGGATAGTGCTAGCAGACCGCCTAGTTCGCTTGTGGCAGCTTAGTGGAACACGTTTCACTATCGCTTACCTCAAGGAATGTCGGCTGGCTCTGCTAGCTTGGGCGAACAGCAGTGTCTATACTCCTAACCCAGGGGTTAAGATGCGGCTGTCACGCAGTGGAGTGCCTCGAATCATTCCCGCCGGGCTCCGCCCGGTGGACCTTTCCACGTTATGTGGTCGGGTTGGATTCAGGGCTCTCCACACCGTTTTCAACCTATACAGAGTTATGGACTGGAAGGGTGCTAAACCGGACTTTTCCTCGATTACATCACCGTTCTCGGGGGTTCGGTCTACTCTCTTCGATGAGGAGATTCGCGCCGTATTGGAACATTTCACGTTGCCAACATTCCGTCTCGGATATGTGGCCCCGTGGGTAAATGTTTCAAGTGGGCCTAATCATCCCTGGTCCCTCTGGGGTTCAGCGAAAGACATCTTAGGTTACAGTGTAAATCCCCTATTGCTAGGGGTCTTTTCCCTGTATACCTGGAGCTCTGGACAGCGTCTAGTAGCCTTATGGCTGCTATTCGTGTCACATCTACTCCTGCCGGTCGCTTTCTTCCTTCGGGTTCGAGGATTTCGATTCCCGCTAGGACGGCTTTCCGTTCTAGCTAAGGATGGAGGCGGAAAGCGTCGGATTGTAGGGGTTGTTGACTACTGGTCCCAATGGGTCCTGCGGTCATTACACCTCTATCTGTTCGACGTTCTCCGACGTATCCCCCAGGATGGTACTTTCGATCAGATGGCCCCAATTGGCCCTCTGCTCGACTTTGCCCGCCTAGGATATCCCTCCTTTAGCTTCGATCTGTCGAATGCAACAGATCGCTTGCCGGTTGCTCTCCAGGAACAGATCCTAAGGATCTTGTCCGGTAATCGGGTGTTGGCATGGTCGTGGCGGTTATTAATAACCGGTCGCGACTATACCAACCCTGCTTGCGGGCGTATTCGATACGCTGTTGGGCAGCCGATAGGCGCACTCTCTTCTTGGGCCATGCTCGCTGTCGCACACCACGTTATCGTGCAAGTGGCGGCGTACAGGTCCGGGTGGAAAGGATGGTTCCCGTTGTATGCTCTCTTAGGGGATGACATTGTCATCCTTACTAAGAGCGTAGCCGACGAGTACATTTCCATTATGCGTTATCTCGGTGTTCCCATTAACAAAGGTAAATCAATTATCTCTGATAAAGGGCTCATCGAGTTCGCTAAGCGGGTAGTTTCTTCATCTATTGGAGACCTATCTGGGATTTCCGGTCGTGAGCTATTACAGTTCACTCGGAGTTCTGGGAATTCCATCAATCTGTTTTCACATTTGATGAATCTTGGCTTTATCGTCTTTCCCAATCAGGGGTTAGAGATGGGTCGTCGGCTAGGCACGGCCTTACGGTCGTTGCCTATCCGGATGATCCTTGCGAGCGCTTATATGCGCAGCCGGTTATCAGGAGTATGTTGTATTCCGTCCAGCGCTTGGCCAGATGATTGGTTTCGTGTACTCCATGGATCTGAAATCTCCCGCGCCGCGGTTGCTACCGCGGAGCACGCTATCTTCAGCAAAGCTGCTGTAGATGCGGCGGAGAATTTCTACGGCCGCGCACTTCAACAATTGAAAACGTTTCTGCTCTCTGAGTGGATACGTTATCCATTGTTTAAAGGAGCGCTCGGTGGGCTTCTCTCGATCCCACTGTTGCTCATCTCCCCGGCCATTTGGGCCCAGCTATACACTCTGTGTGTTAGTGTCGTCGAGGGCTTTGCTATTCGCAAAGACATTTGGTGGCAATATGCCCCCTATGCGAACCTCGATGACATTAAGTGGTACGTTCAACGGGTGTCTCTTCCCCTTCCTCTAACAGAGCCTTTGGCTCTGCCGGAGTTAGAGTACGAGATCCCGCGGAAGGTAACGGCGCGTGTTTCTGTAGACCAAATAATCGAAGCCGTTAAGCTTGCGCGCGGGATAGCGCGCAACCTAGCGGACTACATTACTGATTTACAGACGCCTCCAGTCCACATTTCAGGTTTAGCTCTTCCCGCTCCCCACAACCCCAGCAAGGTTGCCGAGATGCAAGGAGGTGGGCGGGCTCCGAGATTCGGTCCACGATCGTGGATCGAAACTCGGATGATCGGGCGATGTCACGGTCGGCAATTTAACGACCGCGTTGGGTTAACGGGAATACGTTCCCGGGGGAATCCAACGTAGGAG